CTCGCCGTTCTGAACGATGAGCGGGGCCACGGCATCGGATTTTGGGGCGCCTTGAGGTAGCACGGCAAAGCGGTCTGCGTTCACGTAGAACTCGCTGAACTGGCCATCCTCGGTGTCGTCGGAGGGTGTAGAAGCCAGGCCATAACCGGCAACGGCGCCGTTGGCGTCGATCTTGACGGTGTATTGAGCCTTTACGCCGTCGATTGCCTGAGCCTGGGTCTGCAGGGCGGTGGTATTGTCGCCCACGGTGCTTTGCACGGTATTAATCTGCTTAGACAAGGCACTGTCGGCGTCGGCGCGGGCGGTCTGCTCTGACTGGATTGCAGCCAGGTTGTCGTTGGCCTTGGCCAGCACGGTATTAATCTGCTGAGACAGGGCACTGTCGGCGTCGGCGCGCTCTGTGCGCTCGGTTTTCAGTCGAGCCGCTACAGATCCGGCCAGGCTTTCAGGCCCGTCGATCAAGTCAATCCGGCTGTTCAACTCTTTTGCCAGTTCCGATTCACGGATTTCACCGCTCAGCTTCTTAATCAGGTAGCCGGTGTCTTCCAGTGCCCGGCCCGGAGTACCGGCGGTGTCGTTGGCTGGCCCTTCAATATCCGAGGTGGAGACAAGCGTGATCCAGTAGTAATAGGCTTTGATCTCGGCATCGGCCCGGACCACATCGGTGTAGAAAGCGCCGGCATCGCGCCCCACCAGCTCGGCGTTGGAGAAGTTATCTGCTTCGGCCCGGTAGATGTTGGTGTAGGCATGATTGCTGTAAAGCTCGCCGGGAATATCCCACACCAGGGAGATCAGACCGTTGAAGCCACCAGAAACAGCAAAGCCGGTGGGCTTGGGCGGAATGCGAAGATCCTTTGGCGGCTCGCCTGGCTCCAATGCGCCCGGGCTTGTTGGCTTCAGGCCTCGCTTGATCTTGCCGATACCGCTGTCCAGCAGGTCGCGGTAGGTGATTTTACGGTCCAGCGGGTCGCCGCGCACCCCTTCGCCCACCTCCAGAATCTCGGAAATGGCAGAGATCAGCGGCTTGATTTCTCGGTCCAGCCGGGGCGATACCGGGGGCAGTGTGCGTCTACGATTTGCCATCAGATCAACTCTCCCGGTGAGGTGGCGATTTGCACGGAGGCAGTTTCGTGACTGCCTTCCAGCTCAATTTCCCAGTCGCGCAGCAGGGAGTAACCGGCCGGCAACCGGAACATGCCGGCAGACTGCACGTCGTGCTCAATAACCGGCATGCCGTCGGCATACAGGCGCATGGTGATCGGGTAGCCGTAGGCAATGACCTTGGCGCAGGTAAAGCCAGCGGCGCCAGGTGGGATTTCGTGAATCTTGGAGCGCCAGGTGTAAGTGCCCTGAGCGCCCTTCTCCCAGGCCACAATGTTGCTGCCCTGAATAAGATACAGGGTGTCGTCCAGCAGGTCGTAATACCCGCCGTCAGCCGTCACATCGTGAAACTCAATGCCCTCGCCAGGCGTGAAGGTGAAGCACCCGCGGTCATAAAACGCCAGGTATTTACCGTCGTACCGGTAGGCGTGGATAGTTTCGGGCTTCAAAGCCTGCCATTGCTCGCGCGTAAGCACCTGACGGGTAACCACTTTGGCCTCACTGCCGCCCACGGCAATCAAGCCGTCATGGCCCGCGTACAAGCCGTAAGCGCCCATATCGACAATCGAGCGTCTGGATACGCCGGGCTGGTTCGCGTCCAGCTCCATTTGCGCCATGGCTTCGGGCGTGTGGCCGGTGACAATCCACGGCTTGCCCTCGGTCACCACCAGAAGGCCGGCGCTGATTGCGGCAATGCCAACAATGTTGTGCTGAAACGCCAGCTGATACCCGACCGGCCAGGCATGGGGCAGGTACGGCTCAGAGAAGCACAGCGTGTTTTCAAAGAAGCCGGCCAGTACGCCGTTGGGTAGCTGCGTGAGCCCCTGCATCGCCGGGTTGGGCGGATCGTAATACAGGCTTGGCAGTGCCAGGCCGAGGCTTTCGGACAGCTCGTTGTCGGTGAAGCTGGCTGTCGCCAGGGAGACTTCGGCCACGTTCTGGTATGTGCCGCCACTCTCCACCCTATAGATTCGTTTTTTGGTGATGCGGTGATTGCCGGACGGCGCACCGGGCAATGTGACTTCTACCGCGCCACCGGCGGGCGCGCCCTCCACGTCATCCCATCGCAAGACCAGTGCAGACGGATCGCTTGGCGGGCCTTCCTCGCCATACTCCGACACGAAGGTGACCACATAGGCGGTCTCCAGAGCGGTGTCGGGCGGATCTTCACGGCCGGCTGGCTCACTGACCGAGGGCGCGGACTCTGGCGCCGGAATACCAAGCTCGTACCAGTCTGACGGGTAAGGGCCGGCGCCAGAGGTGGCGATCTGGAAAGTACTCATCTTCGGCGCGCCCTGCCCCGTCCAGTACACCCGGGCGTAGGCGTCATCGGCAATCGGGGAGCGCACCACATCCACGTCGTATTCAGCGCCCCACGAGAACCAGAATCCCTCGCCATCGTTCCCCACGCTGTAGTGGTACAGGTTGGCCGGGTTGATGGTAGCCGGCAGCGTGTCCGCCAAACCAACGCCTCTACGCGGGCGCAGGGTGCCGCTGCGAAGGTCCACGTTGCGGGCCACCTGGGCGGCAGATTCCGGCAATAGGCGAGCATCCAGGATGGGCATTTCCCCCTGGAAATTGGCGATAGCGAGTTTCATGGTGCCTCGGCGTGACAGATTAGATGGGACTTAAAGGCAGGCGACTGGCGTATTCAGGCTTCTACTTCCAACTCCGGCCAAAGCTCCCGAAACTCCGCTTCACTGGTGAACTGGTAGCACACCGGAGTCATGCCACCGGCATACACGCGCACAGGCGTATTCGGCTGCGGGTCCAGTTTGTAGGCGGCCAACTCGGGAACCTCTTGCTGGAAATTTACATGAAATCCGTCCAGCTTCGTCGGCGGGGTAATCACGTTACCGTCTTCGTCATACTCACCGTCCCGCTTGTAAATCGTGCCAATCACGTCAGGCGTCATACCCATACCTCCATAATCACTGTGACGATCCCCACGGCTACAATGGGACACGCTGCATCAAGCAATGCATCCCTGCTCCATAGCCGCAGATCAAATGCTTTGAACCCGTACAAACGCTCAGAAACAGGCAAATGTTTCTCTACCTGAGCGTGTTCACGGGCCACGAAAAAACCAACGGCCAGCATTGCACCAGCCAGCCAGTTGCCTGTAGTAAGCCCCACTGCTAGTTGCATCAGTAGGGCGTAGATGGTGTGTTCTGCGTGGGTTATGTTCATGTTGTCTCCAAGGCTGTGAGCGTATTTAAGTCTTCTGAGGATAATGCGCGGGGATAAAGGCTTACATTTCCAATTCCTTGATTAAGCGCTGCCGCACCGTTGGGGACCGCCCCAACGGTCATAAGACTAGCGGTAGACTGAAGCCCCGATGGCGCTGACAGCGTTCCTGACTGACCATTGACCGAGAGGATTATTGCACCAGAGTCCGCGAGAGATGCCGCAACCTTGTTTTTGCCGCTCGACAGTGGAAATTCAACGAGCGGCAAAATCCGTTCAAGGGCTCCACTGTTCGCTACTACAATTTGAACTGTCTCTCTTTGTGATATGCGCATTGAAATCCGCGTTGTGGAGGGGACTGTTGTATCAGAAATTGACAAAATATATCGATCAGTTGCTGAATCTAAACCGTCCCACACTAAATCCGCATACACCGAGAAGTTGTCATTGTTGTACTCATCCCCCAAAACCCGCGAACATTGGTCGGCTGCTCGGGTTACTTGTGCTGTGGTTGTGGGGATGTAGGTTGAGGGGGTGGAGGCTTGTTCTAACTGGGTGGCGGAAATGTAAACATTACCAGTAGCAGTGCCAGACGCAGCCGCTGACCTTACCAGCAGCTGAGTGTGGCCCGTATTATTTAAAGTTATAGACGCCGAAATACGCCACCACCCGTCATTTAGCTGCACAGCTTTTGCTGTACCGGATGGGTTGTCTGTAAATGACTGCGTGGAAAAATTAAAAAAGTGATTTTCGTCTTGGATTGTCCCGCCAAGAGCTATATTCCTGTGCGAGAAAATACCAGAGCTGCCTTCTTTGACGAAAGAGTATGAAGTGAATGTTTGTCCTGTGTCAGAGATTGCACTCAACAATTCTATGTGATCGGCGTGACCGTTTGGGCTAGTAAGTAAAAATGCCGACCCTGAAGCAAGCGGACTTCCCGCGCTTGTATCACTTACAACTGTGGCTCCTTGGTTTTTCCTCCACTCACTCTGCGTAAAATCCTCACTCCACAACAACAAATTCGTCCGAGATTCCTCAATCAACAACCCCTGCCGCTTCCGGGTCTCCGGTGAGTACACCAGCCGCTTCGTATCCACGGCTACGGTTTCGAGCTTGCTGACACCAAAGCCGGTCGCTGCCACGGGTGAAATCAAACACCGACTCAAACGTTTTGCCTTGGACAACACCGCTACCAACGCCTTCGTACAGGCGATAGTCACCGTTTTCAAAGTCTGCGTAGAGGGTGGCTTCTTCAAGCAGGGCTTCTCGCTGCTGCTTCAGCACGGCGCTGTCGTAGGCGGTGTGGTCGTAGGTGGATTCGTGGGTACTGACCTCGCTGGCTGCGGTTCCGGCTGCATCGAAGTCGCTGGCGTGTTTTCCGTCTACGGTGTCGGCGTCAAGGCTTGACCCAGCGCCATCCACCGTCAGGAGCTTGGTCAGCACGTCAGCGGCTGTGTAGGCGCTGGCATTGAGTTTTTGCGATAACTCGTTTGTGACTGTAGCGGAAAAGCCGGCATCGTCATTCAGTGCGGCCGCCAGCTCATTGAGCGTATCCAGCGCCCCGGGTGCCCCGCCCACAAGTTCGTTGATCTGCTGGTCGGTATACCCCTGCACTTCGGCAATGATATCCCGGATGCCTTGAGCAGTTAGACGGGCCTCAGCTCGGGTGCCTGCCGTGTGAATGCTTGCGTTGTACTCGTAACCACGTTCAGCCGTCAGGTTAAGAGTGCCATCACCGGGATCGGTAACCGCTGTCACTTTCACCACCTCCAGGTTTTCACCGTAGCGGGTGGTGTCTTCAAACAACGTTAAAAGAAAAAAGTCGCCGGAAGCCATAGAGCCCGGCGCCGGGAAATTTGCGTGATCTTTGATCTTAATGAGCGTGTCGCCAGACGAAATACTGGCGGCCAATGTCGCCCGGGCATTGTTAATAAACAGCTGACCCATCTCACATCTCCGTTACGGTCATAATGAAATCGACTTCTTTTTCCCGGCTCTTGGTGTAAATCAGCGGGGAAAATTTGTAGCTCTGGCCGCTCTGGCCACCCTTAATCCAGATCTTTATGCGGTCCGGCTCAATGCCAACCTGTGTGACATCAATGCCTTCCGGCGCAACCACATCAGCGCTCACAACTTCGTCGTCAGGTGACAGCCAGTCCGTCAGGATGATGTCGTAATCAAGGTGGTCGTTCGGCTGCTTGCGGAACACCTTCATGCTCGATACTCCCGTGAGGTGTGTGGTATATCCATTTGCCGACTTGCCGAGGCCACGCTCAGTGTCCGGCGATCAGGGGCCGGCGCGTCGGCATTAATCTTGAAGACGTTGCGACCCAGGCCAGCGAGGCCCGTGGCCGGCGCCGGATCTGAGTAAATCCAGCGCAAAAGGCGGGCGCCTACCTCACCCTTCAGGCTTGCCCATGGGAGCTCGGTGCGCACCCTGCACTCAGCCTGAACTGGCTCGGCATTTCTGGTGGCGTTCTCAAATTCTGCCGAGCTTTCTGCCGACGCAGTTGCTGGCGACAGGACCGCCGTGGTGGTCTTTGTGAAGTAAAAGCGATTCGCGGCAGCCATGGCCTCTGCGCTTGACGTCACCCTTCTGGCCAGGCCCGCGACCGCATTGCTGGCCGTAGCTCCGTCAGCGACCGCTGTGCCGCTGGCATCGGCTATCTTGTAAGCCGAATCGGAGAGCAGGCAGGCGGCAGAAGCCTCCGATTGCGCTTTTGCGTAGCGGGTCACGCTCACTTCCAGGCTTTCGGCCAGCGCCTCGCTGCTGGATTGGGCGCCAACGGCATTCCAGATCCGCGGGCTAATTGTCGCTTCAGCCGCTGACTCGGCCAGCGAAAACGCCAGCCTCGACCGATTGGCGGTCGGAGCAGTCGCTGAAGCGTGCGCAGAGGATTTTGCGTTTGCCCACACAAGGTGAGTAACGCCAATCTGTCCGCTCTGGCTGAAGGAATCGGCTTTTGCGCTCGCGACCCCATGAGCGTCTGCCTCAATAAATGGCACAACGCCCATTTCGGCCCACGCCGGCTGCCGAACGCCTGTCATTTGAGGAATCCGGACAGCGTTCGGGCGGGAGATTTCTGCCGTTGCAAAGGCTTTGGCCCAGGCAAAAGAGGTTTTGTGCTTGGAGCCGCCCAGGTAAAAGCTCGGAGAGCAGACCATGCCGGCTTCAGCAAGAGCCAGGCTGGCCGCCGAATGGCTCTGGCTGATCTGGCCGCTGGCCAGCGATTCGGCAGAGGCCCGCGACCCTGCTGCGTCACGCGCAACGTAAACGCTACCCGGGCTCAGGCTTGAGTCAGAGACTGCATACGTCAGGCTCTTGGCCAGAATGGCGCTGTGCAAGCCTCGGGAGCTCGCTCGGGCAATGCCCGTTCCTCGCGCGTATTGCTGGTTAACCGTCAGGACTTCTGTGTCGCCGCCCTTATTGAACGTTAGCGCGCGACCAATAACCGGCCGGGGCGTCATCCATCGGGTGAGATCGTAGGCCAGCTCTGCCGTTACCGCTTCACCAGACAAGGCCGGCGAAGACGGCACGATGATTCGTGTCGAAAGGATGTTGGCGCGAATAGTGAGGTCGGCAGTGCCAGGCACCCCGTCCTGGCTCCACCAGCTTCCGCCAATCGCGAGCCCGTTTAGCGTCCGATCATGGGGCTTCGGTGAATTGCCTGCGAATGCGGTTCTGGACAATGCCGCACTGGATTGCGAAACAGCTTCCTCGCTGGACTCCATCAGCGTCTGGCGAACGGCCGTTGCCGATGCCTCGGACTCTGGCTCCATTTTTTCAGCCGGCACCCGGGTTATTTTCCAGGCGTCCACTTCAGGCGCATCACAAAGACCGGCAGCAACCCCTGACATAAAAGCCATGCGAGTGGCTGTCGCCAGCGCGCTTGCAGACTCCGCCTGAGCCTGGCCTTCCGGAAGCACTATCCGAGTCGGCTCAAACCCGAAGGCTTGCGCCTGAGCAGAAATCGCCACACACCCAGCGAATGTGTAGCGAATCGTGCCGTTCAGGATTAAGCCGTTAAGCAATCCAGCGCTGGACATTAGGTGCTACTCCCGATTACCGGAGAACGATTTCAATGCCGCCCACGTCAATGGACAGCACATCGTTGATTTCAAGGGTTTTGGCGGTGGTAAACGGGGCGTGGTACAGCATGTTGCCGCCCAATTGCGCGTCATAAATCGCGTAATGGGTAATGGTTACGGTACCGTCCGCAATCGGCGGGAACTGCAGCAGCTTGGCATTGGAGGTCATGGTTCCGTCGCCGGACGGGGCCGGAGCGGTCCAGCCAGAGTCAATCGTTCCGCCTTTGGCGGCGTCTTGGCGCAGATAGCTTGAGTCCGCCACCTCGGTGCCGGTGTTTGCGTCGGTGGGGTCGCTAGTGAACAGCGCCACGTAGATGTTGGAGGGCGTCGAGAGCGGATTCCCGCGAAGGGTGTGCTCAAGAATGCCTTCTTCCAGGTGGTCAGAAAATGCAGACATGGTTTTCTCCTGATCAGGGTGGTGTTTCCGGGGTTACAGGAATGACCGCGCCCGGACGCGGTTTCTGGCCTGGTTGTGCCCAAGCCGAGATAGGCGCTTCGCATCGGTGATTGCCGAGCGAAACCGTTGTTCGTAGTAAGCGGCAAGCTGAGCGTCGCGCCAGGGCTGGGGCATTAGAGACAGTCTCCATCGGGCGCCGTCGGCCATGGCCTCGCCCCATCGCTCCAAGACTTCGGCCGGAGGGGTATCGCCTGGCGTCGGCCGGCAAGCCACTTTGCCGGTAAGCAGGTCGTTTTCCGGCGTCCTGGCAAACTCCACTACTCGCGGGGAAATCTGCCGGTACTTCGTGGCCGGCACTTCGCCGTCACCGTCAAAGAGCTCAATGACTCGCAGCGGCTCGCCTTCGTTGGCGATAACTTGCGGGTAGTCGGTGGTCGCACCCACTACCGCGTAACCAGTTTGAACCCACGCATCGGCCTCGGTGCATAGATCGCGAGCGGATCGCTTGATCTGATCGGAAACTGTCATCAGTGGCGCGTCGGGCACATCAACGGCCACCTGGTTGATCAAGTCGTCCAGGGTCATGCGCTTGTCCTCTGCGGATTGGCTGACAGATCAGGCGCGTTGGGGGAGGCGCGCTGATCGGTCTGCGCCTTGCCAGACAGCTGCTGCATGAAGGCGTTGTAGTGCATCTGCGAGCGGTTCAGGTTGGCGGCATGCTCTGCGTCTTTGGCGTAGGCCCGATACAGGATGTAATCGAGCGCCACCGGGGCGTAGGCATCGTTCAGCTTGAAGGTTTCAGTGCCTACAACATCGAGCCCACTTGCCTTGTCGTGCGGCTCTGGCACGGCGGAATAGATGATTTCCAGAGCAGCGCCGGACGCCGCCGGTGGGTACACGTAGAACGTCGCCGGATCCAGGTCATCGAACACGTATTGCTCGATGTTCTGGCTGGCCGGGTCGGAGTGCCAGGTTCGCCGGGTGGAATCCAGCGCCTTGCGGGTGGTGACCATCACGGCCATTTGGTTGCTACCGGTGCCGGTATTGCGGGTGGTGTGGGTGCGCCTTCTACCGCTGCTGA